GAACATCACAAATCAATAAAAACTCTGTACCAAGAGGCGTTGCAAAAATAGGAAATCCATTACCATATCTTTTTGAGTGGGATGGTATGTTAGGCCCAATACAAAAACTAGGTCAAAATGCAAATGGAGTTGGAGTAATCAATACTGCACCAGAGATAGATGGTGTTGTCAGAAGAATACCATTGATAATGAGAATAGGTGAAGATACTTATCCTACAATGGCAGTAGAAGTAATTAGAGTTGCAACAGGTAATCCAAGTTATCAAGTCAAGGCAGGTGATGGTGGAGTACAAGCAATAAGAGTGCCAGGTTTCCCTATTATCAACACAGACCCAAATGCTAGAATCTGGTTACACTGGAACAAAACTTTTGAAACCATATCAGCTGCAGAAAATGACTTTTCAAAATTTAATGCTCGCACTGTAATTATAGGAATGACTGCAGAAGGTCTAGGTGGTATTATAGGAACACCAGTTGGTGAACAATATGATTATATGTTATCGGCATCTACATTACAAACTATGATAGATGGTAAACAAATTAATCGTTATGATGTAAGTTCATTTCTAGAATTAGTTTTATCTTTTGTATTAGGTATTTTAGTTATACTGATTGCAAGATTTACACCTTATTGGTTTATTGGTATCAGTATGTTATCATTGTATGGTATAAGTGTTTATGGTTCTTACTATCTGTTTAATCAACATTTAATATTATCAGATGTGAGTTGGATAATTATTGTGATTACCATAGTTGGTATGCATAGTATCTTTAACAGATTCATTTTAGAGTTTAGACTAAAACAACAAATAAGAAAACAATTCGAAACTTATCTAGACCCAAGACAAGTTGCCGAGTTACAGAAAGACCCAAGTAAATTAAAACTAGGTGGTGATAGAAAGGAGATGAGTTTTCTGTTTATGGATATTGTAGGATTTACACCAATATCAGAATACTATAAAAACAAAGATGACCCAGAGGGATTAGTTGAAGTTATCAATGACTATCTAAATCGTATGACTAAGATTGTTTTAGAGAATGGTGGAACAGTTGATAAGTACATGGGTGATTGTATCATGGCATTTTGGAATGCACCATTAGATTGTGAAGAACATGCCGAGATGGCTGTTAAGACTGCTATCGAATGTGCAGAGGAAACAGAAAGACTGAAAGAAGATTTCAAAGAAAGAGGACTACCAGATATCAACATAGGTTCTGGTGTCAATACAGGAACATGTATAGTTGGTAATATGGGTAGTGATACTAGATTCGATTATTCAGTCATTGGAGATGCCGTCAATCTGGCAGCTAGACTAGAGGCAACCACAAGAAACTATAAGACTGAAGATGGTGGTATCGTGTCTACTCTATATTCTTCCTATACTATGGAAAAACTCAAAACCATCAAATCTGTAGAAGTTGATAAAATCAAAGTCAAAGGAAAAGAAGAACTCATCACAATCTACAAACCTAAATGATAATCATTCTCAAATAGGAATCATTCTCATTTGACCCCCCTAAAATAGACCAAATTAAACCTTGACAAACCTTGTTTTAACCTGTTATACTAGCTATGTAACAATGAAAAAAGAGAGAGGAAAGTTATGTTATTATTTAAAGTTTTTGGAATATTATTTACGATTGCCTTATTAATTAAGTTGATTGAGATGAATTATTCAAGATAAAAATAACCCTTGACAGAACCAGTTATCACCTGATATACTGGTTTTGTAATAATAAAAAAAGAGAGAGAAAATATGAGAGAATTAAACATAAATTTAAGACCAAGTGAAAATTTATATGTGACTACTTACGAAGACGGAGAAGTAGAATATATACCCTGTACACCAGATGAACATGAAAAAGAAGAAAAAAGATTAAGAAATCTAGGAGTGAAATTCACTACCGAAATAAGAAATGACTTAATAAAATATATAGATTACAAGAACAGATTAATATAGAGAGGAAAATATGAGATACACAAGATTAACAGAAAATGATAGAGAAATGATTGATTATGTCTTTTATAAGAGTAATACACAACCAGAATATGAAAATATAGAGTGTGGATACCCTTGGCAAGATATTTCAGTATTTTCATGGAATGACTTAAAAATTCAGATAGATTCTCAATTATTGAAGAAACCACTGAATATCAAATTTTCACCCTTTGGCCGTGATAATAACTTATCATTGATTAGAGGATGGTTTTTGAGAACACCAGAAGAAAGACTGAATAACGATTATTCAAGACTTAATGAGAATCATTCTCATTAAGAAAATAACCCTTGACAATAGTTGTTTCAACCTGTTACAATGGCTATATAAGATTAAAAATGACATGAGAGGTCAAATATGAAAGAGAGTATGAGAAAAGAAATAATGAGTATGAATCTAAGTGAGTTAAATGACTTGGGTAATTTTATTCGTGATGTAAAATTAATGAATGCCAAATCTACATTAAAAGTGGGTATGGAAGTTTATGTTGTACAAAAGACTAAAAGAGAGTTAGGTACAATCACAAAAATTAATATAAAGAAAGCAATAGTTCAAATAGGAAGTCGTTCTTATAGAGTTCCTATGTCTATGTTGGAGGCAGCGTAATCATGAGTGCAGTAAAAGACATGTATATGGATGATGCAGAAAAAATTCTAAATGTAACCGCCAATAAATTAATGGGTGGTGATATTTCAGAAGATGATGCATTAGAAATTTTAGATAATAATCTTGACATATTAGGTATGTTAGGATTTGATAATAAGTATGATGCTTTGGCAGTAGTTTATCAAATGACAAAACAAGTATACAAAGAGAGGATTTAATGAAAGCAAGTTCAGGTAAACCAAGACAAAATTTTCAAGTTCGTAGTTACGACCAAAAGAAAACTTTTAAAAAGAAACGACCAGAAGAAAAAGTATCTGGGTTAGGAGTTAATGTTCATGGTGATGATATCACTAAGGCATTAAGAATCTTCAAAAAGAAAATTCTTAAAGCTGGAGTTCTGAACGAGGCAAACGAAAGACAATTTTACACTAAGAAAAGTGAAAAGAATAGATTGGCTAAGTCTGCAGGTAAACAAAGATGGTTAAGGAAGCTCAGAGAAACACCTGGGGTACACAATTACAATAAAAATTATAGAAAGAAAACAGGAAGGTAAAAATGAAAGATGTAAAATTATTACGCCTCACTACAGGCGAAGACATTGTAGCAGAAGTAACTAATCAAGATTATGAAGATAATGTCAAAACAGTTACTACAATAAAAAAACCATTCGTATTAATACCAATGGCACAGAATCCAGGCACAAGTCAAGAAAGTAAATTATACTTTTCACCTTTTATACCATTCGCAGAGAATGAAGAATTTGATATTAAAGAAGAAAATATTATTACTGTAAATGAACCTAAAACAGATATTAGAGATAACTATTTAAATTATGTAGGTGCAATAGTACCAGTTGAGAAAAAGATTATATCATGACAGATAAAAAAGATGATAAAACAAATGTAGTAGTTGGCCCTTGGGGTAATGAACCAGTTGAAAATAATGGTGAGTGGACTAAGAAAAAGATAGACAAAGCTTTGGATAAAAATAATACTCACAAGATAATGCAAGAAAAACTTGACAGAATCGAAGTCATAACTGAAAAAATTATGATACAATTAATTCATACCATTAGTGAATATGGTTATGATATTACAGATGAAAGATTTAGTTTAGACATTGGATTTTTATCAGAAACAGTTAAAGGTGTTTTATCAAGACAAGAAAAGTTACCACATATTATACAAGGATTACTTGATAATATAATGGCACCTTCACCTACTCAATCAGATGATGGCGCAGATGTATTTTATTCAAAATTTGATGCACCATTATTGTCAGAGTTAGTTGACATGGCAGAAGACATTAGAGATGATGACCAAACAGAGATAGCATTTGAATCAGATTTAGAATTAGAAACAGACCCAGAAAAAATAACAGATTGGGATAAGAACAAAGGTTCTTTACATGAGTTAAGAAATAAAAAAATTAACAAAGATGATGAAGACAAAGACAAAGATTAAAACGAATTACGATAATGTAATAGCCGATATGACTATACGAGGCTTTAACTTAGTTATAAACAACAATAATCATAGGAGATTATAATATGGGAAGAAAGAAACTTTCAAAAACAGCAAGAGTAATTAACGCATTCGAAAGAGGCGATACAGTTACTTGGACACAATTAAGAAACACATTTGACCTAACTTCACC